TATCTGTGACAGACTGTAAATTGTGACCAGAAGCAAAGACAGCAATTCCAGATATATAAACAATGTTTTCGTCAGTTAAATCAACCCTAGACTCAAAGTATCCTGAGTTCGCAGTGATACTAGAAGAGTTAGTTGAGATGCTAGAATCTGCCGAGTCTACGCGAGACTGGAAGTAGCCAGAAAGAGAAGCGTCATTGTAGAGCAAACCAGACACGGTTGCTATGTCGGCTTTATTTTGATCTATTAATTGACCGCTAATGAAAGGCAACCCAGCGGTTGTTTGAATAGTTAAGTCACTAAATCTTACTGAAGAAAATTTACCACTAGGAGATATAACATCACCAACTGTTTGAAAATGACCATCCTTATCTATACTTGCTTTTTCTATGGTTGCGACATTCCATGTTTGGAGATCTGAAGCATGACTGACAGCAGACTCGACTTCAAGAACAGGGTTGCCAATTGAAGTATTTTTTATTTTAGTAGAGTTAGTGCTATCCAGAGAAAGTGTCTCTACGGTTATCTCACCACCGTTTTTTCTTAAATGAACGATATCAGTCAGATTGTGTGAGACCTTCAGTCCTTCGTCATTTTCTTGACCTATATTTAAGTATGAAAGAGCAGAACCTTTTACCTCTACAAATCCCTCTTTAGCGGTAATATATCCATAAGAAGGTTCTACAGTATCAGTGCTAGAAGTTTTTAAACCAATTTTCCATTGAGCATCTGTTGATTCAGTAATATAAAAAGAAACGACCCTTGAAGGAACATCAGTAGAAAATGCTTGCCAATAATCCCCGCTATCGGATCTTTTAAATACAGTTGGCGTAGGAAATAACGTATTGTTATTTTCATCTTTAAATACTAATTTTTCCGCAGGGAGAACGCCAAAAATAACAGAAGTGCCGACTAAACTTATTTTACTATCTGAATTAGAACTTTGAAGAACTGTATCTCTACTAAAAGTCCCAGAAGAAAATGTACCAACTCCAATCTCGAAATTAGAACCGTTTTCGATACAGTAGTAAGTTGAGTTTCCTTCGCCCACAGAGTCGGAGAATGACTGAAATCCTCCAAAAGTAGAACCTCCAAGAGTGACCGTTCCGGTCCCCTGAGTTGTAGTAGTTTCTTTAACTCTGTCTGCTATTATAAGTGCCATTTTCTATTCCCTGTTATATAGATAATTTGCTTCTCTTACAAAAGAATTATACACTATTTCATCAAAATCACTTTGCTGACTAAAATGCTGCTTAACGGGAGACAGGTCTAAACCCAACTCTACAAACTCAAGTATGTAATTTCTTAGTTTATAATGGTTTTTAAGGGGATATTTTGGCATTTCTGGTCTACCAAATCTGTGTAACCACTTTAGAAACGGTAAACAGTAAGCTTTATGCCCTGCTTTTCTGTATTTTTCATGTATGTAGCATTCTTCTCCACCAAAACCCCTAGCGTGTTGATTATAACCCAACCAAGCATCTTTCCTAACAAAGAAACAACCTGTACCTTGAGCGAAAATCTCAAAAGGTTCATCGCTGTTTAGCATCATAGTTGGAATAATGCCCTCGTTCTTGTCTGTATAAAAATTATGACCGCAATTTTCACATTTAGTTATTTCCTTTCCCGTTGCAACAGAGTGGAATTTTCCCTGATCTCCATCTGTTCTTATTTCAAAGTTGAAGTTCTTGCAAGAACAAGACATCGCAGTTGACCAAGTACCCCACATGGAGTCACTCCACTTATCAGACAGATGCGTTGAAAGATTGATGCAATCATCATAAACCAGTGGTCCGTTATAGATGTGGTTTGTTTCTGGGTTTTCTTCTATAAATTTAAACAGTTTTTCTATTGTTTGAACCACAGGACAAAGTAGCACATGACAATCAAGCACAAGCACAAAGTCTGCATTTGCAATTTTGACGACTTCGTTTTTTGCTATACCAGTGCCGTTCGCACTCATAATTGAATAGACCAAAGACTTTTCTTTGCTCAACGTATTGACTAAAAAATGTTTTAGTTCGTTTGAGTGGGAGGATTTTTTGTCGTTCTCAACAACAACAAATTCTATTTGATCTAAAAGATCTTTCCTTCCGTTAAATAAAAGTTCTTTTCTTATGTCTTGTATTGTAAACCATGCGCCACTAAAATCATTATGGTGCGCAAATCCTATTGATAATTTCTTTTCCATTTTTTTCCTTTCTTAAAATATTAAATTCCGCCGCCGCCTCCTGAGAGGTCTTCTCCTGCGCATATTCTTTTAATTTCACCACAACTTGGATAAGTCCAAAAACCGGCGCTTCCAGAGAAATCGTAATCGCTTGCTTCAGGAACTTCAGAAGGAGGAGCAGTGCAAGTGCGGAATCCAGCTCTAGGTAAGATCTGATAAAACGCATTCCAGTGTGTGTAAACACTAGAGAAGTCGTAAAATACTGGATTGCAGGGGTCGTCAAATAGTTCTTGAGTAGTGGGATTATAAAGTCCAGCGCCTATTTTGCAATCGCATGTTTCTTCTGAAACATTTTCGTAACAATCGCCATTAAGGTCTGAGCCGTCGCAACACATAGTTGCAAAGCATGAACAATCCTGATAGTTATTAGTACCTGCTAATAAAACCTCGTCCAAAGATAAATAAGGCGCCTCGTATAAAAATTTATAATCAAATTCATCAGGAAGGGTTTGATCCGATTTGTCTTGAGAGTGTACCGTAATACAACCAATTTTAAAATCGTTAAAGTCATACGAGCAGCTTTGTCCTGATCGCTCTCCTGATGAGGGTATGTATTTTCGAGAGCATAGGTTTCCTACTTGTTTTACGTGAAGCATTAAACTTGCTTGAGAACAACCTTTTGTCGGATAGTCATAGCGACTATTCCTTGCGAAGTTTGAGAGGAAATTTTGGACGTTCTCAGGGTTGTCCCATTCTAGTAAATTTCGAGGGTAAGCGGGCCATTCGTATACAGGTTGACAATTATTTGAAGTGAGCGTATCTGATATACTATATGAATAATTGATAGTTATATTATATGAACTTGAATGATCGGGATGTCCTATGAGAGTGTTTACCCGAAAACTTGCTGAACCATCTTCTATATCAAGTCCTGAAACGTCTGGGGGAGTGCCTAGTTGCCAAAAACCATTTAAATCTCCCAGTGTAGTTGAACCATCCAGTGATCCCGGAGTGCCATCTAGTTTATAAAAATAATTCGTACCAACACCACAGTCGCGGAATTGAGATGAACCAACACCTCTATATTTTTGACCTATCATAACCGTTTTGAATTGCTGTGTACTGTAACGACTTACAGCCGGCTCGATTTTATCTACAATGTGAGCAAAGGTGCTTGTATCAGTGTCAAAATCAAAAAGTCTGTTTGGATTATATCCCAAGTTTGGATATAGATCAAAATTTAAAAACCCGTCTGAATTAATTACGTGAGCAAATCTTCTTTCAAATGCGGGGATAAAAAAATCGCTAAATTCATCAGTCATGTTATTAACAATACTGTTTATACAGTTATAAGGACAGGTCGCATTATAGGACCAAGTTGACTTCTCTCCGCAATCTAGTGGAGAACTAATATCTACACCTAGAGTTCCCGCACCATCAAAGAAAATACCACTATGAAATAGACCCTGCCAACTAGATATTGGACTTGAAGAACCTAAGGCCGCGTCTAGTTCTGCTTGGTAAGACGGATCACCAAAGTATGGCGATTCGCATACGGTAACGCCATCTTTCTTTAAGGTTACTTTTACAGGGCAATTCCCAGAATCTAGATTAGTCCAAGAAAAAGACTTATCATGTAAAAGACCACTGTAAAGACGGAAGTTAACGTTTCCGCTAGTCGATATGGTATACGATTGACTGTTAGGGGTATGAACTCCACTTCCCTCATATCTTACTAAGTATCCCGTGGTTAGGTCGCAACCGTTTGTATTGCAGTAGGATTTTGCCACGTCTCCAAAAGGAGAACTTGCGGTATAGGCGGGAAGGTCTCCAGAATTTATACAAACACCTTTTAGGGCAGCACATTCAGCAGAGGTAAGGGTTGTTGAACCTGCTCCGTCTGGATCTACACAGCAATAATCACAGTTTGAACTTGCGGGCGGCGGCGTTGTACAGCAACATGGTTTTCCAAATAAATCGCCGTTACTTAGCGCGGGAGTTCTAAAGCAATCTACATCGTAATCTAAGCAAGATGCTCCATCTGGACAATTTGAAGTCAATGAGAAAGAATCAGTCGATGAATTATATACAAATATACAACCGTCTTCATTTATATTTTCTTCACAATCTATTTTTCCTGCCTCTGCGCAAGAACATGGACTTGGAGTTGTGGTTGTTGTGGTAGTTGTATAGCAAGGATCAGAATCGCAATTCTCGCCTTTTGAAAAATTTGTTTGCGTTTGGAAGCTTATTCCGTTAATGGTGAATATTTTTTCGTCACACTCTCGCTTGGTTATTCCGTCTTCGCATATGAAGTCTTCTGGACAAGCTTCGTAACACTGTGGACCGTAACAGCATCGACCTAGGTCATCTCTAGGTGTGCCGCAGTCATTTGTATTTGAGCATTCGCCGCCTAAAGCAAAGCAATCACAAGGAGAAATATTTGTTCCTATAACAGCATCATCTTTGCAACAAAATGGACACTCGTCTGGAATTACAACTTTAATTTCTAAACGGCACGTAAAACTGCTTATCTTCGCTCCATTTGTCGGGTTCCTAAGTTGTACAAATAAAGGATGTTCACCAGTAGAAAAATCTCTAGGTAGAGTTAAAGTAAAAGGTACTGTTTGAGTAAACTCTTCGTTTACTATATCTGGAGTGGGGAAATTTACCGTACCAGAAAGAAGTTCAACATTGTTACGAAGAGCTACAACTTCAACAGATACAGGTCCAGCCTTGCCCGTTTTATCATATTTAAATCTATTTACTGAAACATCTATGGTAAAAGGGTCTACATTACAATCGTTAGTCAAGACTATATCTGATAATCCATTTTTATCCATACTCAAGCATATGTAACCTTGATCTGCGGGAGGATGGGGAGGATCATCATCACCATCGGAACAATTCTCGTCGCAAATGCTTTTCTCTTGAAACGGACCACCTTTTACTTCAGTGTCAATAAACCCTTCTTCTTTAGGGTCTCTGTTAAAGAATTGACAAAACTTGTTTCCACTGCTAAAATCCTCAAGGCAATACCAACCGCTAACCGGAGGATCGTCATCATCATCTCCGTTACAAGGAGATATCGAACCACAAGTAATGTTTCCATTAGAGTCTCTAGTAAATCCGCCGTTGGCTTCACCAACAAACTTTGAAGTAGGAAATATAAATTGATTTACATGAAAAATTCTACCGGCATTGCATAGTGAATCGTCTGAGACGTAAAAAACATTATTGTAGTCTGGTATTTTTCCTTCAGGGTCTTCCCAGTAGTAGCAGCAGCATCCGGGATTTTGTTTTTCACATTCATTACAATTGTCAACCAGTGTGTAGGGATAACTTCCTAATAAACTTGAGTCTATAGAACTACGTAAACCACAGTCGCCAGTTTCTACATTGCAATAGTATCCGGGGCAATCTACTTCTCCACAAGCAGTGTTGTAAGAAAGACTAGGAACAAGAGGACATGAAACTTGTTCTCCGCAAGTTTGATTTGGATTGAATTTATGTCTACCCCTCCTGAAAAAAGTTCGCGTTCCATTGACCGTTTCTTCTGATAGACCAACGCTTGAAAAACATTGCGCTTGAGTTATGTTGTCCACGCACACGTTACCATTGGAGCGAAGGCTTTGTTCAAAGAAAGCTCTTAGGTTCACCAAAGCAAGTAAATCGGCGGCGGTTATAAACCCATCCCCATTTACGTCATAGAAATACCCAAGATCTCCTCCACCCTGAAGATAAGCAGATGTAGCAGTTATAGCAGCATCTAAACTACCTAGTGGATCACCATTGTTAAGTACGTCTAATGGATCGCTTTGATTTTGACGACTAGCCCCAGTCTTTTTCGGTACGCTTTTACTTATCTCTGTAAAGCAACAAGAACCCACAGGAGGAGGATCTGGAGGTGGTGTTACGCAACAACATGTCATATTTTAAGCTCCACTGCAAGCATGGTAGATTGGTCTATATTCTCCATTGACTAAACTCGCAACGCAGAAAAGTGTACCGCTAATTGAAAGATAGGTATCTCTATTTGTCACATAAACAACATCAGACGTTGAAAACTGATCATCCATAACTGTAAGTCTACCGCTCGTAGGACTATTATAACTTGTTGGTGCAAGTAAATCATCTACTAAGAAACCTTCTATATTCACAGGTCTTGACCAAGAAGAACCTTGAGACCTTACCGGATGATCTCCAGCAAAGAATATAGCACCAGAATTTGCAGCAGAAGGAGTTATTGCGGTTTCTAGCGTGGTCCTTTTATCGTAAAAAGGAGTAACAAGATAACCACTTGAATTAACAATATTATTAGGACCACCAGAATCAGCAACTATTTGACCAGATGGATCGGAGTTTCTACTTAGGATAACTTTATTGAAGGTTCCGCTTCCGTGAGTTCTAAACTCATCGTTTTCTAAGATTAAACCACTACCCGCTGTAAGGTTAAGAAGAGAGACAGTATTGAATATACCACTAACTTGCCAAATTAAACCAGAAGGATAACCATTCCAGAGATTATCTGCAACCCCAGATAGGAGATTTAATTCATTGTTGAGAGCGCCGCTCATTGCGGAAACATCTTGATCAATTACACCGTCTACGCCAGATATAGCATCTAAATTATATTCTGTCCAACCGCTAACCTGATCTATTATGCCGTTAAATCCAGATATTTGAGTTAGATTTTCTAGAGACCAACCGCTAACAGCATCTATCTGACCACCGACCCCAGATATGGAGTTAAGTTCACCGGCAGTCCAACCGCTAACCTGATAAACCAGACCGTTGGGATAACCAGAAACTTGATTTATCTCATAAGCCAAGGAACCACTAGCAAGGTTGGCGTGCGCAACCGCATCGTTCTTTGCTTGTTTTGCTCTGATCCTTGTCTGACCAAGTTCATTATAGAAGTTGTAGTTTGCCCAACCCGACAGAGGACCGGCAGATATGGTCAATCCACTAGCACCCGTAGTCCTTGTTTGAGTTTCTATTCCACTAACACCCAGAAACTGAGTTTCTTCTAAGGCTCTAATACTACGAATTGTAGTTCCGTCGCTTATTCTCCAATGAGAGTAACTGTCAGAAGAAAGAGACAGACCTTGGATTTCGCTGTTTATATAATCTCTAATATTGCCACTTACGCTCCATATCAAACCACTAGGACCGTAAATCGTAGGCGCTATGCCACTTAAAGTGTTTAGATTTGTTAATGTCCAGCCGCTAACATTGTCACAGCACTCTGTGTTTGAATCCGGGCAGTTTACACCTTTTATACAATCAAGTTGAGAAGATATTCCATCAATTCTAGAGTCAAGGTATCCAGAAAGAGGATGTGCGGATATCAGAACTTTGTCGTTGTCTATTTCCAAGAAAGTTTCTATACCAGAAACTCCGACAAACTTTGCTTTGTCAGTTCCTTGTATTTGAGAATCTCTAACTGAGTCAGAAAGAATCCAAGTGAAAAGCGTTCCATCTCCCCCGGCATTTTTTATTCTTTCGTCTATTATACCGCCGATACCAGAGATACTATTAAGGTCATCTACCATTAGTCCAGATAAAGGAGAGGCAGAGATATCTAAGTAGTTTATACCGGCATCTTGTCTTACTTGTGTTGAAATTCCATCTTTGCCGATTGCGTTTACTTTATCCGTCGATCCGACTTGGTAGTTAATGTCTGTTGCGTCACCAATTCTCCAGTAACCGTATCCATCTTCACCTACATTGAAGTCTACCTGAGTGTCGGTATATTGTTTATTCCAACCGCTAACTAAATAAATCAAACCTTCTGGGTAATTGCTTAGATAACCCGACAAAGAAGATATTGTATTGTTTAGGTTTCCGCTTGTTTGCTTTAAGGTTCCGTTTACGCCACTGATTGTGTCTATCTCTTTTAAAAGCGTTCTACCTGTTGACGCTATATTTCCCTCAAGGTCAGTAATAGAATTTGCTTGACTGTTATTGGTTTCAGTGTTTGTATTTATATCTTCAATAATAGATTCAAGTCTAGACTCAAGATATCCAGAAATAGGAGATGCGCTTATCTCAACTGTATTTAGACTAGAGTCTTCGTAACCACTAATCGCGATCCCATCAACGCCAGAAAATAATACTGTATCTTTTGAGTCAACATTAAAAGAAGATCTTGTTGTGTCGTAATCATCTATAGTTTCAACTTTCCAGTGGTTGTAACCACCGGCAGTTAAGTCTTTATTGTCTATATAATGTTTCAAAAATCCACTGACTTGGAATATCAAACCTGATGGTCTACCTCCCCAAAGAGGACCATTATGAACTCCAGAGAGAAGATTTAGGTTATCATAAGTCCAACCACTGACAGAATCTATTTGCCCGCCAACACCAGAAACATCATTTATTTCACTAGCAAGCGAACCACTCGCTAAGTACAATAAACCATTGGGAAAACCAGAAATTTGTGGTAATCTTACATCTGTAATATCGTCGATATCGTTAGAGTTGGTGCTTATTAAAGTAGTTAGAGCAACTTCTCTAGCGTCTATATAACCAGAAATCGGCGCAGCGTTAATATTTAATCTGTAGTTATTTGTTACGCCATTTTCGTTAAAATCTAGTGTGGTTTCAACACCACTGCAACCGCTTATAATAACCGTATCTGCATGATTGATTATTCCCGATGCGCCATATTGACCTTCTAATTCCCAGAAAGTATAACCACCAGCAGCACCCACTTGCGCATCTGTATACCCCTTATTCCAACCGCTGACAAGATATATTAAACCTTGAGGGTAATTGGCTAGATAACCAGAAACTTGGTCGATAACACCTCCCGCGCCAGATACTGAGTTTATCTCACTAGCAAGAGATCCACTACTCTGATATAATAGACCGTTTGGAAACCCGCTTATAGCAGAGAAATTATATTGTGACCAACCACTAACTTGGTCTATTTGACCACCGACACCTGAAACAGCATTAATTTCACTAGCAAGTGAACCGCTGGCTTGATAGACTAAACCATTTGGATAACCAGAAATACTGTGTAATAAACCGTTGTCTCCAGATATAGAATTTAAATTTGATTCCGCCCAACCTGAAATTGGATTTGCTGATATAAATACATACTTATTTTCATTTAGGTCTAAGAATTCAGTTTTTATTCCACTTACGCCACTTATGTGAATAGTGTCTCCACTTGCAACGAGATTAGGAGCGACTGCACCATCTGTTACATTGAAATCCCAAGCAAGAGGATAACTTAATTCACCAGAAATGTAGACATTATTAAGGTAAGCATCCCAAGTATACGAACCACTACCTAGAGAAAATGAACCACCGCTTTCGTGTGGTATTATGTTGCCCGAAACTTGAAGCGCAGTGGTGTCATTATGAAAAGACTTGACACCTATACCAAGTTGGTTTTTTAATAGATCGCCATAAATAAGAGGTGGTTTTCCAGAGATTTGTGGGATATCGCAACCACCAGACGCATCAGGAAAAGAACCTAAGTATACTTTAAAACTTGAATTATCATCTACATAATGACCAGCGCCATGACCTATGGCAATATTAAAGTCACCTCTTTTATTTTTTTGCAACGCAAAGTTTCCTAACGCAACATTACCAGAACCGGCAGTCGTTGCGCAAAGAGTATCTTTACCTATAGCAACATTATCATGACCTAAAGAGAGAAACTTTAGACTTTCAGAACCTATTGCGGTATTTCTCTCTCCAGTGTAACTAAACTGTAATGCACCATAACCTAGAGCAGAGTTATCTGTTGAGAATCTTCCTGTTAGTCCTATTTGTTTTAGCGCATCTTCGCCTGCTATTGTTGTTCTAGTATCTGGCGTAGCGAAATTTAGTGAAACAATTTCTTGCTTTGCCAAGAAGGAACCGATAGAATCTGCAAGATCAGTAAATACTGATCTCATGTCTTCTGGCGATATTTCTCTAGAACTATTGTCTGGTAGTAGAGAATTTATTAGGTTTTGAAATTCGTCTCTAGATCTAATAGTCATTTTGGACCTTATTTAAAGCTAACGAGAAGTTTTTCCGCATCAAACATTAATGTGTCACCCGCATAAACTATCCTTGGGTTATCTAGTTGAGCTCTCATTATTATATTTCCAGATCCAATTGTATGGTGATCCATTATTGCTATTCCAGAAACCCAACCCCATCCAAAGTCTGTATTTGCTGGGTCTTTTGTTGCTGTATTCCATATAATTTTATCGCAATTCTTAATAACACCGCTGCCGACATTATAATCTTCTTCGTAAAATTTCCAAAAAGCATCTCCAGAATCCGCAGGGGGACCGATAAGAATTCTTTCGTAACCTGTTGATGTTGTGCCGTCGCTGTAAAATTGTGGTAATTCTCCCATATCAACGCCAGATTGATTGTCTAAAGGTGTACCGCTACACAGTGCAATTGACAAATAAGATGGCTTGGGGAAAGAACCCCCGCGAAAGATATGGTCTAGTAAACCAGATTCTACATAATCTGATAGTGCTGACATATTTTGCTCCTAAAAACAAGTCCTAAACATACATGTATATAGTACTATACACATTTATTTGCGTAGACATAAAAAAAGGAAAGGCGATTCTTTTGAACCACCTCTCCATTAGATATACTAAATTGTTAGTATAATTAGAAGCTTCCGAGAATAACTCTACGGTTATCAAGGACACCGAAACCAAGTTCAGCGAAACCGTACCAACCAACTCTCTGCTGACGATGGAGGGTAGGATCTTCGTGAATAGAAACTTGCTGCTTCATTGGCATAACGAAACTGTCGTTTGCACCTTGGTCAAGACCAACAACAAGTTCTGAGTCACTTCCTTGGACAGAACCGCCAAGACCATTCTCAAAGAAAGTTTGATACTCTTGACCTTCTCCGAGTTCGTCAAGGTCGTGAAGATTTACACCAAAGATATTGGTGATAGGAGCGCCATCTCCACCAGCATTGTAGATCGCAGTTCTGGTTGCATCAGAAACCTGATCAAAACCCCAGTTGCGAACATCTTCAAGCGCCTCTGGAGAAACGTAAAGGTCTGTCAAGCGACCACGATCTCCACTTCCGGTGTTACCACCAGCATTTCTGCGCATGACAGTTTGAAGCAAGCTAACAAGTCTCTTTGAGAACATGCCAGCAGTTGCGTCACCATCATAAACCAAGATGTTACGATCAACGCCAGCAGCCAAAAGTGTGTGCCAACCGTCATCGTTCATCTTCTTGACAAAACCTGCCTCAAGAACCTGCATAGCGCGAGCAGTAATGTCCCAACGTGCTTCGCGAGCATAGCGGAGCAAGAAGTCGATGCTACTTGCAATGCTGTACGTTGGAATCATGACGTAATCGCTTTCGACTGCGCGCTCAGGAACGCGACCATGACCCGGATTAGTGTAAGCAACATGCTCACCCTCAAGTCCCGGAGAAAGCAAATCGAGAGGATACTCAGTGCTTCCGCCCGGTTCTACATTGATAGTCTCGAAAATATTACCGAGGATATTTCCGATAAGAACGCCTTTACGCAAAGGAAGTTCCAAAGCCTTGGCAAATTCTCTTTGTGCTGCAAGGGCGACTTCCATATCGGAGTCACCACATTTGCGAAGTACTGAAATAAATTCTTCGCTAGGTCTTTCTGTATATGACATTATTTAATTCTCCTGTTTATTTATTAACCAAGGTTTGGAAGATTGACGTAAAGTTTAGCATAACCATCTGCGTCTTGATTGGTCATGAAACGACCGACTGCCATTACTCCAGAAGAGTAACTGAGGTCAGTTGCATTTCCTACGTTACCTGCTGTGGTTTCGTCAAGATACGCAACGTCACCAGCACCGGGATTACCAGTGATGTTATTGGTGACAACCCAACCACGGGTAAGCACAGTAACCTTACCGCCCTTTTGAACTTCATCCTTATATTGATTAAGGTGAGTTCTTGTTAGGTCTTTATTGACCACATCGTTAAGCAAAATTCCAACCGGAACGCTATTCTTTGTTGCCGCTACATAAGCAACTTTGTTCTCACCTTGGTCCATTGCTGCACCTGAAGCATTAGTTGCGTCAAGAGCAACTGCGCCACCGCGAGTTGCAGTACCAGCATCATAAAAGAAGCTGATGTCTGTTGATTCTTCATATCTATCTGCTTTGAGAGCCATAGTTAAATCTCCTATTATGATTACTTAGTTGAAAGTACGTTATTTGAAAGCCAGTCAGAAATGCTAGCTCTTGTTGATTCTACTTCGTCTACTTGCTCCGTAGCATCAATTAAAGTTGCTTCAGAAGTTTCGACATCTTCAAGAAGTTCTGGAGTTACTTCAGCTTCAGCCTCTTCGTCAGCTTTTGCTTCTTTCTCTTTTTTCTTCTTTTCGATTGCTTCTTTAAGCGCTGGAGGCATCGCTGCTTCAGCTTCGTCGTCTTTTTTGTCTTTCTTTCCCTTGAGCAACTTTTCAGTCATTGCCGCAAGAATAACGTCGAAAGACTCGTCATTTACACTTTCAAAAGCAGCAAGTGTTTCTTCTGCTTGTTCTTGGTCGAAACCAGCCTCTACGAGAGCAGCAACTCTCTTTTGGGATTTCTCTTTCTTCTTCATGTCGTCCATTTCTTTCATGGCGACAGTAAGTTCTTCTTGCGACTTAGCAAGAGTATCTTCCAACTCAGCGATACGAGCTTGTGAACTTTTGATATTCTCTTCAAGTTCTGCAATGCTTGCATCTTTTTCTTCTACAGTTGCCTCAAAAGCTTCTACCTTAGAAGCAAACTCTTTGTCTTTTGCTTCTTCAATTTTAGCCTTGATAGCTTCGTTTTCAGCTTTAGCAGAAACAAGTTCTTCACGAACTTCTGCCAATTGCTTTTCAAGTACATTATCTGACATATTAAATTCTCCTATATCGAATTGAGAGTCGCCATCTAAATTAAAAGCTACACTTTTTAAAATTACACTTCGTGGATTGGCTGGTTTAGAGACAAGACCCTTACCCGAAAAGGCAATGTTCTTTAGCGCTCTACCAATTTTATAACCTTGATACTCACCGCTACCGCCGTAAGATCTAAGATGTTTTGTTAAGAAAGAAGATTCTTCATCTCTCGCTAAAACCTTCTTCAAACCGTCTTCGTTTGACAGAGCATAATCAAATCCAGCAAATAGACATTCCATAGAAACATACCATTTGCCTTCTTCTATCTCTGCTATAATTTGATCCATTCTTTCTTTATTTTCACTGTTAGTCCAGCTATTGTAAAGAACTGCCTGAGTAATTATATCGAAGTCTTCTGGCATTTCCTGTTCGTCAGAAACAGCTTTGCCATCTTTACCTAGGACATAACTACCAGTAATATGCCCAATGATATCGTTTTCATCGTGCATAAAGTTAAATTGTTTATCTTCTGGGGTGCTACGCGCCGCCCAAGTCGCCTCTGGCATAAACACGTCGTCATTTTTGTTCCAACCACAAGAAACCAAAACAGACTCTAGATAATAGAGATCTATTTGGTCTTTGTTCTCTGCTAATATTTTTTCAGCAATTTCTGTATTTTCCATAGCGCTCGCAAGCCTTTCGGAAAACTGCTGCCCTCTGAAGGTAGTAGCTTGAGAACAATACGCAACACTAGCCGTACTCTTTACGAGTTCGCCAATGCCGTCGTTTATTTCGTTTTGGAATATTTTTATTGTCATGTATCACCTCTACAATTAGTATACACAAAAATTATAATTTTTTAAAAAAACAAGATTAACTGCCTAAAAAACACTCCACATAACATGAAATAGCATGTCTTCTGAAGTTTTCCATATTCATGTTTTCTAAATTGATATTTAGTGTGTCAAGTTGATTTTTGAGTTTTTCAGGCATCTTTCTTGTAGAACCTATAACCTTCCTGACGTTATCAACATTTACCTCGGACATAGGTTGTAGATTAGATAGGACATGTATCTTTAACTCTTCTAACTCTTTTGCTTCTGCTTTATTTAAAGATCGCATGTTCTTTTTTGATTTTACAGACAAGTACGCCTCGTTTGTTATTTCAGATATCTTGTCAAAGGAAGCATTTGCCCATACTATTAGTTCGGCAACTCCGGGTTTTGACCTTGGCGTTTCCACTCTTTTCTTCCTTGGTCCCTCATCGGTTTTCGCTGGAGGTCGTCCATTAGGATTGATGGGTTTTTGAGATTCTTTTTTGTCCGCTACTTTTTCGTTAATTTTTGCTTGCTTGTCTATCTTTTCAAGTTCTTGTCCGTGATTAGGGTTATGGAATGGACTAGCTTTTTCCGGCAAGTTATCTAAGTCTCTAGATTTGTCCTCTCTCTTTAACCTCATTTTCTCAACCGAAGGAACTTCTTTAAATCTTTCAAGTACTGTCTCATGTGAGATAATATCTCTATCAGCAAGTTGTATTAATAGGTTTTTCTCAGAAGACTCGTCAGATAGACTCATTTGATCGTACATTATGTGTGGAGACTTTCTGAAACCCATTGCCTTCCGCACTATTTCACATTCCTTCTCCCAGAATGCGGTTAGTTGATCTCTACCGTATTGCAATCTTTCAACAAGAGTTTTAAGGGATATAAAGTTATTTGTAAACCCACCACCATTACCTGCCATTCCCGTAAGCGTAGGAGGAACACCTAGACCAGCGTAAATGCTATTTAGGACAGAGTTGTACTTTTCAGAACCTAAAAACTTGTATACTTGACTATTTGACTCTGTGTAAGAAAGTTCTGGACCCCACACCAACTCCATAGTACCTCCACCAACATTACTTGCTAATATGTCTCTAAGTTTATTAATGGCGGCTTTGTTTGGTAGAATTTTATGATCTAGATTACCAAGGGTCCATAGTCTGATATTTGAGATTGCTCCATCTAAAGCAGATAAGTCAGCAAGTCTCATTTTTTCTAACATTATAACATCGTCAAGTATCGCGTAGATCAAGGGGTTTGCCCAGTTAGACCAATCATCTTTCTTATAGTAAAACATAGAAAGTCTTTCTGGGTCTAGTGTTATTTTCCTTTCCCCGTTTTTGATTCTTTTCTTTATGTCTACAGGAAGAGTATCTAACATATGAGCAGGGATAGAACCGTCCTTGAAGTTATCTAAAAAACTTGAAGGTGATATCTCGAAATTTTTAGTACCTAAGAATAGGTTTATATTACTATCTTTAATATCAAGCGACACTGGATTGAAGAAATTGTATCTCCAAGGTATTTGATTCTTTTCAAAGCTGGGTACTTCTACGGTTATGTCTTGACCGATTGATTTTACATACTTTACAACTTCTGGCGTCAGGTTAGCATAACTTCTGTAAACAGGAACTTGACCAGATCTATATAGTAAGTTGAGAAACCTTTCTGACCTTTCTTTGCCGCTGCATTTTTTAAACCATTGTTGATAAAACTTTTCTACACTTTTGTTTTCGTGTACTATGTTTATACCTTGGCATCCAAAATCACCCATAAGGTCAATTACATTTCTAATAATTCCGACCTTTTCGTAGGCATCCATGCACATTTTTATAGCACGTTTTTGCCTGTAAGGAACTCGTTCTTCTGGTCTAAATGCGTGATAATCAGATGTTCTAAAACCCGGACGAACAGATCTGTTTGACTCTATATCTTTAAAATCTCTTAGATGATTAGCTTTGGTTATACCTGCGTAATCTTCCCCTGCTTTTGCGAACTGATCAAACGCAATCGCTTTGCTTGAAGCGTCAGAATCATTCCAAGTTATCAAAGATTTATCTTTATTCATCGGGTTCCTTTTTGGTATTTGGATTGCAATCGGATTGTTATTGTATTATACACAGATTAATAAATATCCTTCATGTTTTCCGTAAACCAATTTGGACCGTTGTATAACTTACCGTCACCCTTCTGTTTTGATTGACTTGGTAAAGAACCTGCAAATCCTCCAAAGAATTCATATACCTCTGGGGTTGGAGTTCTTGCTATTTTTCTTGCCGCCATGTTTGCCATTATTAAAGACGAGTATCTGTCCTTTCTCATTTTACTTTTTTTGCCAGCAGCAACAACAACTTCTGGAGTGTCCCACCTATCCCTGCCGGATGCAGTTTGGGTCATTTGAATCATAGAAAGTTCGTCTTTAAGTTCTTCTATATCCATAACACACTCTTCTAGGGTGTCATACATCCTGCCTTTCATTCCATCGTCAATATTTGATATACCGACTGTTACAGAGTCAAATCTAGGAAATAATATAACTTGGTCTTCTAAGTCTTTTCTTAGACCGTGATTTGCCTCTGCAAGCCAATCGTACTTGGCAAACTGGCACATTTCTAGTATATGTAATCCTCTTTGATCGTCCGTGTCTTTAGGTTTGTCTTCATCAATTACAGGCCATATCTCTATTTCTCCTTCTTGTATCTTATCTTTGTCGTGTAATGACTCCATTACCGCGATACCTCCACCCTGAGCATCCATAGCAATGTGTACACACGGAAACAATTTCATAAGATCTCTAATTTTCCTAGCGCAGTATGAGTAAAAGTCTGTTTCTGTAGAGTATCCTCTTTTTACTTTCTCTTTGTGTTCAGACCTATTTGTGGTCCAGCAGTGAACTATTCTCCTGTGATCATGATTGATCTCTAAGATTATAATACTAAAATTGTCAACCTCTGAAGCAGGGTCAACACCGAACACATATTTTTTATTTGGATCGCCCATTAGTTTTGCTTCAAAGATAATATCGTTACCCTTAGAGTCTTTTGTTGTTTCTTTATCGTCCACTACGCAAGATTCTATCAAGGATCTCTTGAAGAACCCCTCTGAGTCGCGCGTAAACACTGCCCCGAACTCCATTTGATAAATACCAGCGTGAACTGTCGCCTTGGATCTAGCGACCTGTGAGGCATCCATAAAACCTTCTGGTAACAACTCGTAAGGTATTCTCATAATAGAGTATTCTGTCCAGTCAAAGTTTTCGGGAACATCGTCCCCACCAAAGACTTCTCTTAGTTTACTTTCTTCTCCTTTGCTCTTTATGATAGACTTCCATCTTTTCCAGTATGTAGCGAAGTGATTAAAATCATAGTAGGCAGTACCCGACAATATAATTTGATTATCTTTATCTTCTAGTGTGTTTTCATCTTCATCTTCTATTTTTACTCCTAGTTCTTTCGCTTTCTTTTCTGCCGCTAAACGTTTCACGTTTTCAATAGGGTCTGAACTTACAGCAGCAAAACCTGCCACAACAGTCTCGAAAATATCGCGGGGAATAGAAGCAAATTCGTCAGAGATAATATCATTAGCTCTTTGACCCCTAATTTTTTGTCCGTCGCCAAGTGGTAGGCAAGTAACGCGAGAATCGTTAATCCGCATAACGCAACGATCAACATCTCTGCGTGGGCCAGAGTTTCCATCGCATATATCCCTTAAAATTGGAGAATTGTTCCAAATAGTTTCCATGTACTCAAAAAGAACTTTAGATTGCCTAAAAGCAGCGCCTACAACAACAACTTTCCTTCCCGGCAGCAATAATGCTCTAAGCATACAGTATAGCGATAACATGAATGATTTACCGAAACCACGACTAGCTATAAGCATTGGAAACTTACGGTTCCATAGTTCGTATAAGATAAGCGCTTGGGATGGCAGTAATTGTATATTGAATACTTGTTTAACAAGAAAGGAGAAGTATTCTGGTCTAGTCATCAACCAAGTCAACTTCAAATGAAAGTCGTCGTCTGAAGAATTAAGTAAAGAAGTTGGGTTGAAAAGACTTTTCTCATCAACATCTATTTTTAGCCAAGCTTCGTCAATTTGTTTTAATTTTTTGTTCATTTATATATTCCATCGACGAACCCGTAGTACACAGCTTCATCTGCTGTCATGTACCAGTCGCCACCTCCTAGTTTTCTTTTTATGTATGATTTGGTTTTAGATAAATTATTCTGACGTTCTTTAAAATATTCTCCTTTTTGACACCTCTCTGCATATATGTCTATCATTTGCTGTGCAATATATTTTTCAAAGTCAGCTAGGTTTTGTGTGGTTAGATAATGTCCACTTATTTCGCTGCTACCCCAGTGGACCATAAACGCAGAATTATCAGTAATTAAACGTTTGGCTGCCGCTTGAATTATAACCGTACCCATAGAACATAGTTGACCGTATCCAATGAAAGTGGTCTTGCATTTACAACTTTTTATGGTATCGTATATACCCATTCCAGAGTACCAACAACCACCAACAGTCTGCATATGTATGGTAATTGGATCTTTGCTTAGATTTTTTAATATATTTATATTTTTAATAAAGTTCTGGAGCATTCTGTGGTCTACACCGGCAGATTCTCCTGAGTCATCAAACTCGTTAATGTATATTTCTCTATTTTTTACATCTAGATTGTAAGCGTGGATTTCGCCAACGCTGTCTCTATTTGTTGTCATGACTTACGCCCTATCGTGTACTTTTCGTTAATTCTTTTTAGTAGACTACTCGTTAAGTCAAATGCCCCTCTTTCGCTACCAGCGAATATAACATGTACATCATTAAAAACTGCAAATTCCATTAAGCATCTTAGTATATACTTACCTGTTATTTTCACTTTGTTTTTTAGTTCCTTTGGTATGTTAGCACCTTCTGGAAACTTCATGACATCTTCCATAGAAAATTCGCAAATTATAAACTTGTGTTCATACTCTCTCATCCTTTCTACTTCGTTATAAAATGCGTACTTCCCTTTGCCTAGGTTTAACGCTATCTCAGATACGCTTGCTTTTCTTTCTATGCAAACCTTTTCTTCCATTCCAAGTATAGAATAGTCGCCAGTGTCTAATTTTCTTTGCACTGTACCTTGGCATGTGTTGAATTTTTTAAAGAAATAACCTTGCTGCTCCCTTGTGTCTCTCACAACTGTATAACTCGGAGCGGTCTTGTATTTAGCCATTATTTTTTCTCACTATATCTTGAAATAATCCTTGATAATGCTGTTCGTGTCCCGTTACTTTATCGTGACAGTTCTTGCATAAAGTTATACCATTATCAACGTCGTATCTCAATATAGAAGCGCTAGCCCATTTCTGTATGTGGTGCGCGTTCAATCTCTTCTTACGTTTACATCCCGGCATCTGACATGTAAATTTATCTCTTTTGTATACTTTAACCCTCCAGTCTCTATACACTGGGTCGTCATAATTTCTTCTCATGGTATTTCAATCTTTATTATTCTTATGTCATGGAATATATCTTTTATAAAATTTAAGGTTTCAATTGAATGATCAGATTTAAGTATCTTAGAAGCTAACTTATGCATTGCCTTATAGCAAGCATCGTCGGGGTCTTGTGCTTCAACAAATATTATCGGTGTTGAACTATTGTAGTCTTCTAGTTCATATTTCTTTAACCTTGGCATAACTAAAGTTAATACCATATGTACTTTATAAATCTTCATTCTAGATCATGCTTTACCATCATTTTAACCAAGTCTTCAAAACTATGTTTAGGTGTCCATCCTAGTTTCGTATTTGCTTTGCTACAATCACCTCTAAGGTAATCAACCTCTGCTGGTCTGTAGAACTCTGGATCTTGAATAACATAAGCAGACCAATCGGTTATCCCTGCTTCTTGAAAAGCAACATTTAGGAATTCCCTAATAGTATGCGTTTCTCCTGTACAAATAACATAGTCGTCTGCTTCATCTTGTTGCAGCATCATCCACATCGCTTCACAGTAGTCTCCAGCGTATCCCCAGTCTCGATATGCGTCTAGATTGCCTAGACGAAGCTTGGGAAAACCCTCTCCGTCCATAAGGGAGTTATAAAGCATATTCTCATCGTCTTGCTTAGGGATATCTATAATCGCCCCCGTCTCGTTTGTTGGATTGTTCCATTTAACAAAGTCACCAATCCATTTTGTGATTTTTCTTGTTACGAAAGTTTCTCCTCTTCGCGGTCCTTCATGATTAAATAGTATACCGGCACTTGCATGTATTCCATAACCATCCCTGTACAGAGCAGTCATATAGTGGGCAGCACATTTAGCAATAGCATATGGACTTTGCGGCAAAAATTTAGTCTCTTCATTTTGATATTTGGTTTCAGAGGTCATGCCTACTTCGATATCATAATTTTTTCCAAACATTTCACTGCTGCTTGCTTGATAAAATCTAGCACCTAACATGTTTAGATCTACTAATCCTTGTAAAATATTTAAACATCCTTTTCCTGTTATATCCCAAGTTAATCCGGGTTGCTTAAATGAAACTGCAACGTGCGATTGTGCTGCAAGATTATAGACTTCATCTACTTGTTCGTGTTCTCTAAGTATATTTAAAACACTGGACGCATCTGTAATATCGCCACTCGCTAACTTGAAATTTTCGTTATTAAGTAAATGCGAAATACGTGTCGTGTTATCTGTGCTTGTTCTTCTTGTAACGCCCGTAACTTTATAGTTTTTTTCTAGTAGCAAGTCCGCCAAGTGACTTCCGTCTTGTCCTGTTACCCCAAAGATTATAGCTGTCTTCATTTTAGTCCTTAATAGTATCTGAGTTTAAAAAGGGTTGGTCCACCTGTCCGTCTGTATATTTATGATAAGCGCCTAGTCTCTCTTTTTCCTGCGTCATTGCGAGGCGCATCTTTTCCATTTCTATTCCATATTGCTTGGTAACATCTGGATTACCCATTAAGTATGCTATCCAACCAACAAGACTCTGTTTGCTGTCTTCTAATCTTTTTACTCTTTGCTCTCTGGTTGCTTTCATTTCCTTGAGCATCGAGTTCTTTTTGGTTTGCAGTTCTCTGTAGTCTTTATTTAAAGATTCTTGTGATGCCTTCAGAGAGGCAACCTGACGCTCCATGTTGAATACCATGTCTGCATCTTGCTGATCTGGATCGCGCGCTCTCTCCTGTTGTACTAGACCCTCTAACGCAGATATCTGCTGTATGTTGTCTTTGTTTTGTTTGAGCGACCTGTTCATAAGAAGCTCTAACTTTATAAGATCAACAACTTGCAGTTCCTCTGTAGGTATAACATCGTCTCTGAATTGTGATATAATTCTTGCCCAGTGATATTTAAATAACTTTAATTCTTCTTCTGTGAACTGTTGTCTAACTTCTATCCAGTAAGGTCTGTTCTCAAGATCAAAAGCAGCAATCTCTTCTCTGGAAGCGCCCTTGCCGTGCTTCTTTTTTATGAAGTTTTCTATGCTCTCTGGATCTCTATCGAGTTCCTTTGCTATTTGCTCTGGAGAGTGTGTTAATACATTTTCTTCTATGTATTGTATATCTTCTTTAGAAAACCTACCCTTTTTCATAACCTGCCTCTTCTAATATTTCCTTTACTTTTTCCACAACCTCATCTCGCCTAGACTTTGTAATATAAACATTATTAATAATCTTGAGGTAGTCCATTCTCATGGATGCCGGTAGGAATTTATCAATATAAGAATTGCAAGAATCTTTGTCTATCTTTTCTTCATCTACAGAGTACTTTTCTTTCTTGTCGATGAGGGTATCTTCGTAATCAAGTTGTACTGGTTGTAAGACCTTTATTCGCTCGTCATTCGACTCTGCGATGAAATAATTGTCACGAATGAAGTTTTTAAGACGATTAGATAGGTTCACACTGAGGAAGTTTTCCAACGGGCGTTTTTCATCATATCGTTCAAGGGCCTCAATACATATAATGTAGGATTCTTGTTTTATATCATTAACAGCATAACCATAAAAGGTATATCTAGGTGCAATCCTATTAATAACAAGATCCATAGTCTCTAGTACTTGTTCATCTGTCATATTGGATGGTGTCTTCATTCTTCACCCCACATCAGTGCGCGCCATTGTTCTCCTGTGTATCCTTCAAAGCATTTATCTCTCTTGTTGTATCTAATGCTTCCTTCGACGGGCTTTCTATTATTTTGTAATAATATAGTCCATAACTCATTCTGATCTATAGATTGTATAGTATCATTGAGTTTACCCAAGAGAGTACCATCCTGTAATTCTACAGGGGTTGGGCAGAATGCATCGGTGCAGCACATAACGCTATTCTCTATAGAAAATAATTTCTTATAATCTTCAGGTATAGAGGTGCTTACTACTAGATATTCGTCTTCTGGATGTAAAATACTGTTGACTTTGCCATTTCTTGCTCTAGAGAGACCTTCTTTTTTACTATAGTAGTAAAATGCACGATCTCTTACAAGAATTTTGTTCTTGCCTTTCTTTTCGATGTGACCGACACCGGTTTCTTCGTAAGAAAACTCAACTTCATTCTTTGTAGACTGTATTTTGTAAAAGAATTTAGTTTTGAGAGGTATGCTGTGCTTGAGATCTGCTTCTTTCGGAAGCGATCCGTAATACGGCGAATCTGGTTTATTTATAAGAATTACATCTTTCTTATTATTCGCAACAGTCCCTACGCTTACAGACGCGCTCCTCGTCTCTATCTTGTTCTTTTTCATCCAAAAGTTCTCCTAAAGATTTGTCTGGTTTGTCCAGATCTTCTTGTATTTCCTCACTCAACGAAGCATTTGCCCGACAGCAAAGTTCAGATTCTATTTTTTTTGCTTTTTTCATAATTATTCCCTTGAAAGTTGTTCGTACACCTATTATACACCGTATTGCTAGTTTTTTCAAGTTTTTCTCATAAAACCCTGTCGGAATCAAGCAAAAACAGTATAGTATTATGGCATATATGCCGGGAATCTAAGAATTGATGATTTTTTATAACGCAGTCACGTAAAAACCCTGTCCTGTCCGTGGCGCTTGGACGCGAAAGCAGATAAAAAATTTAATAAGATTGTTAGGAGTTGGAAGTAGGTATTACCCTTGCCTACTACATTTGGCAGACGGCGGTTCTAGTAATAGAAAACTTCGTAGTAAAAACACGAACGTTGTGAGTTGATGGCTCTCACCCACACCCTCAAGCAAGCGTCTGGTTCATGGCTCACTAATTAGGTTCTTGTATCCTGCTGAGTACTTGCTTGGTAGGATAAAAGCTAGGGGTTTATAGATACAGCAATTTTTAAAGGAGTGTAAAAATGAAATCACCGTGTGTCAGGGTGTGTTCATTGAACGATCAGAACGTATGTGTTGGTTGTGGAATGACTGTCAGGGATATTAGAATTTGGAGAAGCGCAAGTGACGAAGAAAAACGAGAAATACTTAGGCAAAGTAGTATACGGGTCTCCGGTATGCAGGAAATGCGGGACCAAGGTTTTCATAATGACCGGGAAGAATAGATTCAAATGTGTTTTGTGTAGGGACGAGCGAACCGAGAAGAGTCAAAAGGAATAGATTAGGTGATACATATACATATATTTTGGTGATTGTGTTTGAACCACCCCCCTCTTTCGGGGGGGAAGCAAGTACATTTTACCACAAGATAAAACCCCCGTCAATAGCAAATCAAGCAAAAAGACAAAAAAAACTTTCTTTGTAAAACTTCTAGAATAACTGCACACACCTATTGACAAATGCCGATAAGTATGTATAATGGGGGACATAACAACAACACTTACTAAGGTAAAACAATGATTACAATGATTTTTC